ACGCTGTGCCTCCTGGTCGAGCACTCCAACTCGCTGCGCCAGAACGTCGACGCCTACGCCACGAACATCGACGGCAATGGCTACCGCTTCGACGCGGTCATCGACTTCGACGCCGAGGACGCGCGTTCGAAGGTCGCGGACGCGATGACGCTCGAGCGGCTCGCGGCGCGCGACGCCGGTACGCTGCCCGAGGGGATGGCGCTCACGCCGAGCGCCGAGGAGGTCTCGGCGCGCTTCACCGAGCTACGCCAGCTTGCGCGCGTCGAACGGGCGCGGCTCGACTCGTTCTTCGATTTCTGCTGCTTCGATCACTCCTTCGTCGACCTTCGCCGCCGCACGCGGCAGGACCTCGAGGTCACCGGCAATGCCTTCTGGGAGGTGCTGCGCGATGGCAAGGGCGACCTCGCACGCCTCGTCTACGTGCCGTCGTACACGGTACGGCTCCTGCCGCTCGATCGCGAGGCTGTGGAGACCAGCGAGCGGGTTCGCGTGTCGACCATCACCTTCGACACCGTGAGCGCACGACGCCGCATGCGCCGCTACGTGCAGATCCAGGGAACCGAGTGCGTCTATTTCAAGTCGTTCGGCGATCCGCGCGTGGTCTCGCGTTCGACGGGCCGCGTCTTCCCAGACATCGCCGCGCTCAAGGCCGCCAAACCCGATGACGGACCCGCGACCGAGCTGCTCCACTTCGCCATCCACTCGCCGCGCTCGCCCTACGGTGTGCCACGTTGGGTGGGCACGCTGTTGTCCGTCCTCGGTTCCAGGCAGATGGAGGAGGTCAACTTCCTCTACTTCGAAAACAAGTCGGTGCCACCGATGGCGCTGCTCGTCTCGGGCGGGCGCCTCTCGGATACATCGGTGCCGCGCATCGAGCGCTTCATTGAAGAGAACCTCAAGGGCAAGGCGAATTTCCACAAGATCCTCATCCTCGAGGCTGACGGCGCGGGCACCGGCGACGGCGGGCGCGCGAAGATTGAGCTGCGGCCGCTGACCGACGCGCAGCAGCAGGACGCGCTCTTTCAGGTCTACGACGAGAGGAACATCGACAAGGTCGGTAGCGCATTTCGTTTGCCGCGCCTCCTGCGGGGCGAGAGCAAGGACTTCAACCGCGCCACCGCCGAGAGCGCGCTGCGCTTTGCGGAGGATCAGGTCTTTCAGCCGGAGCGCGACGAATTCGACTTCTTGATGAATCGCAAGGTGCTCGCCGACATGGGCGTGCGCTTCTGGAAGTTCCGCTCGCAGACGCCGGTGACGCGCGACCCTGAGCGCATGACGGAGATGGTCGAGCGGCTCGTACGCGTCGGTGTGCTCACGCCCGAAGAGGGACGGCTGCTCGCCGGCGACATCTTCAACCGCGAGTTCCGGAAGATCGGCGACGACTGGACCAAGCGCCCCATCACGCTGACGCTCGCGGGCATTCAGACCGGCGTCGAGGACCTCAAGCCGAAGCCCGTCGCGGACTCGCTCCTCCCGAACGCGAAGCAGCTCCTCGCGCTGCGCGAAGACCTGCATGCCGAAGAGGAGCGGCTCGCGGCCGGGCGGCTCGAGCTTGCGCGTCGTTACCAGGACGTGGAGCACGTGAAGGTGCCTCGCGACGAGTTCGCGCGCTGGTTCGGCGAGGTCTCCGATGCTCCCTGAGCACCAGCGCGCGTGGATGCAGCAGGCCCAGCTCGACGCCGAGCGCGGCGTCATCGCCTGCCGCATGTGCAAACGCCACGCAGGCCTCGACGAGACGACGACGCTCTGGCGCAACGGCCTGCTCGTCTTCGCGCTCTGTGACCGGTGCGCGAGCTCCCACGACGTCGTGTTCTCCCCGACCGAGGCGGGCGTCGAGGTGCGCGCCAAGCGACGCGGTCCGCTCATCGTCGGAGGCGGAACGTGAAGCTCGTTCCCTCGTCAAAGCGTCCGTGTCGCCTCGAGCGCGGTGAGATCCGGCGCGTGCCGCAAGACCGCACCAACCTTCTCGTCGGCTACCACGTCTGCTGCTTGCGCTGCGGATTCAACACCCCGGCGCTCGCCGGCAACGACGGTCTCGACATCGACGAGGGCGTCACACCCGACGACCTCACGTTCTCGAAGGCGCTGCGCTGCACCTTCTGCCGCGTGCTCATGCACGTGAACCGCGGCGAGCTACGGCTCGAGGAGGACGCCGATGTGCGGCACGTCCGCTTCCGTTGATCGGCTCCTCGTCGTCCACGAGGCGCGCGTCACCGCCGACGAACTCATCGAGCGCTGCCTAGGGCTCCCGATCTCCAAGGCCATGAACCTCCGCTCCCGTGCGGGGTTCGATCGCGCTGTGGCGCTGCTGGCGGCGAGGCTCCGGCGCGCGACTGGACAGGTCGATGCCAATGCGGTGCGCGAGGCGATCGCTGTCCTCGACGTCGACTGGGCTCGCACGACGGCCGCCGAGCGCCGCCGCCTGGTCGCCAAAGCGACGGCAGCAGCGGGCCGCGCCACGGCCATCGTGCCGGCGCGCATCGAGGCCCCGTTCAACGAGGCGGCGCAGGAGGTGGTGGCCGCCACGCGCTCCGACGCTCGACGCAACCAGCGGCTGGTGATCGGCGTCGAGTTCAACGCCGTCGACCGCCGCGTCATCACCCACGTGACCAGTTCCCAGGGCAACTTCGTCCGGGACGAGTACGGCCGACGCCTCGAAGGGTTCGGCGAAGAGGCCCGGCGCATTGTCTCCGCCGGGCTCGAAGAAGGCCTCGGTCGCGACGACATCGCTGAAGGCCTCGAGCGGGCCGCACGCGCGGCGCTGGTCGACCGCGCACCGTTCTACTGGGAGACGGTCGCCGCATCGTTCATCAGCCACGGCCGTTCCTACGCGCAGATGAGCAGCTACGCCGAGGCGAGCATCCGGCAGTACCGCATCGAAGCCGTCCTCGATGAGCAGACCACGAACATCTGCCGCTTCCTCCACGGCAAGACCTTCGCTGTGGCGGATGCACTCCGCCGCTTCGATCGCATCGAGCAGCTCGATGACCCCGAGGCCATCAAGCAGGCGATGCCCTGGGTGCGCGAGTCCCAGGACCGCGAGACGGGCAACACCTGGCTCTACGTGAATGGAGGCGGTGGCCGGACCGACCTCGCCGAGGTCACGCGCTCGGCGATGGGCACCCGCGACGACCGCGGCGACTTCCGCGCGCTCGCCAGCGACGCGGCGCTGAACGAGGTCGGGATCGGCTTCCCGCCGTACCACGGGCTCTGCGGAACGACGACGCTCGCCGTCGTGTGACGTGTCCCCTCCGCGTGCGGGCAGCGGCTTTGCCCATGCGGAGGACGACGCATGCCCGACACTGCGAAGCCGCGCGAGCACGAGACGACCGCCCCGAACACCGGGAGCGGGACGCCGCCGTCCGCGCCCTCGCGGCGGGAGAAGCAGGACGCGCCGGTCGTCTGGCCGCGCGATCTGAACGCGCCCTCGACCACGAAGCCCGAGTGGGGCTCCGATCCGGAGGCGCTGCGCGATGCGTGATCATCGCGAAGCCGCCATCGCCTACGCGCGCCGCGTCCTCGCGGCCAGCAAGGGCGCATCTGCCCCGGAGACCACGGAGGTCGAGAAGACCATCTGGGGATCTCCCGCGGGCAAGAAGCGCCTCGCGAGTCGCCTCGTGGCGATGCTCCCGGCGCACAAGACCTACGTCGAGCCGTTCGCCGGCAGCGCCGCGGTCCTGTTCGCGAAGGACCCCTCTGACGTCGAGGTCATCAACGACGCCGACCTCGAGATCGCCGACGCCTACCGGATCGTCAAGAAGCTCACGCTCGAGGGGCTCGCGAAGCTGAAGAAGCTGCCGTGGGTCGGCGACGAGAAGACGTTCAAACGACTGCTCGACGAGGAGCCAGCGAGCGACGTCGAGCGTTTGCACCGCTTCCTCTACTTGACGCACTTCTCGTACGGGAAGCTGCGCGGGCGCAGCTTTAGCCCGTCGGTGGTCGGCGTCGAAGCGACGACCATCAAGCGCATCGAGAAGTTTGCGCCGCGCCTGAAGAAGGTGCGCGTCTACGGCGGCGACTACGAGAAGGTCGTCCGCAAGTACGACGGCAAGGACACCGTCTTCTTCCTCGACCCGCCGTACCCCGGCTACGACGTCGGCGAGAGCGGCGAGAGCGAGGTCCCTGAAGAGGCGCGCGTCTCCCCTCCCGACAACCGCGTGCTCGCCACGCAGACCTTCCGCGTCGAGCTCGACGAATCGAAGGGCGGCCGGAAGTTGAAGCTCACCAACAAGAAGACCGGTGACCACCTCGTCTTCGACGCCGAGGAGAACAGCGTAACGCTCGAGGCCACGACCGCGATCACGCTGCGCGCGGTCGGCGCCATCTCACTCGAGGCCACGCAGGTCACCATCGCCGGGCGCGTGGTGCGCCCCACGCCGACCCCATCTGAAGGAGAACATCGTGGCGCTCCCCATCTGCCTCGAGATCCCGGAGATCCCCGATCCCTTCGCTCTCACGCTACCAGGCGGCGTGACCATGGAGCAGATCAACCTGCTCGAGGCGATCCAGCCCGCGCTGACGCCGCTGATGCCGCTCTTCGACATCATCGACACCATCGTCGCCGTCTTCAACTGCGTGAAGGCGATCCCGGACTCGCTGGGTCCGCCGCCGGATCCGACGGTCCTCGCCGCGTGCATTCCCGAGCTCGCCGAGAAGGTGTCGAAGCTCTTGAAGCTCATCCCGCAGCTCTCGCTGCCGTACACAATCATCGGCATCATCGATCTCATCATCGGAACGCTGAGGCAGGCGCGCACGCAGCTCCTTCATCTGCAGCAGCAGATGGTGCAGATCCTCGGCGCCATCGACCGTGCGACCAACCTCGAAGACGCTGGGCTGATGGCCATCACGAGCTGCGCGCAAGCGAACGTCGCGCAAGAGTCGGCGAACGTCGGCAAAGCGCTCGCGAGCCTCGGCAAGCTCATCGGCGTCCTCAACATCTTCCTCGGCATGGTCGGCGCGCCCGAGGTGCCGGATCTCTCGGATCTCGCGGGGCGGCCGCTCGACGACGTCATCCCGCCCATCGACGCCATCATCAAAGCGCTCCAGACCGTCCGCAGCGCGGTGCCGGTGCCGTGAAGAGAACGCCGTGAGTCGAGAAGCGCAAAACCTCCTCATCCCATTCCGACGCGACAAGAAGCGCGACTTCGCCGTGGGTAGCCGCGAGGCGCTGCTCGCTTCGAAGGTCCGTCAAGCGCTGCTCACCGAGGGCGCCACGGCGCGCTCGTCGGGAGAGCTTCCATGGCGCACAAACTTCGGTGCGGGGCTCGCGCTGCTGCGCCACCAGCGCAACGACGCGGCGCTGAAGGAGCTCGCTCGCGTCTACGTGCGCGACGCCCTCAAGCGCTGGGTTCCCAGTGCCCAGCTCGTGAGCCTCGCGGTCGAGCAGGATGGTGCCGTGCTCACGCTTCGCGTGCGCGTTCGCGAGAAGGACGTGACGGCGACAGCGAACGTGTCCTTCGACCGCTGAGTCGTCCCCGGACGCTGCTTCACGAGGCTTTGCCTCTCCGGAGGCATCTCGCCGTGGCCACGCTGCCGGAATCCATCGACTACACCGACAAGGATTTCGACGCCCTTCGGGCGCGGCTGATCGCGCTCATCAAGAGCGTGTTCCCCGACTGGACCGACTTCGACGTCGCCAGCTTCGGGAACCTGCTCGTCGAGCTCTACGCCTACGTCGGCGACGTCCTGACGTTCTACCAGGACAACCTCGCCCGAGAGTCGCGGCTCGTCACGGCCACGCAGCGCAAGAGCGTGATGGCCCTGGCGAAGATGCTTGGCTACCGGCTGCACGGCGCGCAGGCGGCGACCGCCGAGGTCTGGCTCCAGCTCGCCCGCGTGCCGGTCGCCAGCGTGACTTTCCCGGCCGGCACGGTGCTGCGCACGCAGGAGGTCACCGAGCCGGTCCGCTTCCAGCTCCTCGCGCCTGCCGTCATCGCCGCCGCCGCCGATCCGCCGCGCGTGCTCGCGCTCGTCGAGAACTCAAGGGCGCACACGCAGCTCTTCGACGCCCGCGGGCTCGCGGACCTCGAGCTGCACCTCGACTTCGCGCCGTACCTCGACGACTCGGCCATCGTGTCGACGCCGCAGGGCGCGTTCACCGAGGTCGACAGCTTCCTCGACTCGCGGCCCAACGACCGGCACTTCGTCGTCGCCGTCGACCAGAACGACCGAGCCACGCTGCGCTTCGGGAACGGCGTGAGCGGCATGCCGCCGAGCGGCACCGTCTCGGTCACCTACAAGACCGGCGGCGGCAGCGCGGGCAACGTCGACGCCGAGCGCATCGCCGTCATCGAGGGCGCCTTCAAGGACGCCTACGGCAACGCGGTGCAGCTCAGCGTGCGGAACCCCGCGCCCGCCTCAGGTGGCGCCGACAGGCAGACCGTCGCGTCGGCGAAGCTGCTGGCGCCCGAGAGCCTGCGTGCGCTCACCCGCACCGTCGCGCGCGAGGACTTCGAGATCAACGCGCGCCGTCTCTCCGGCGTCGCCCGCGCGCTGATGCTCACGTCGAACGAGGATCCGACCATCGCAGAGAACACCGGCATCCTCTACGTCATCCCGCAGTCGCAGGCACCCGGGCCGATGCCCACGCCCGCGCTGAAGAACCTCGTGCTCCAGCAGGTGACCGAGGTCTACCCGTGCACGCTCACGTTTCAGGTCAGCGTGCAGGACCCGGTCTACAAGCTCGTCGACGTCGCCGCGAGCATCTTCCTGCGCCAAGGCTACGCACCGAACGATGTGCGGGACCGCGTGCGCGCGAACCTCGCCGCATATTTCCGCGTGAACGAGCCCGACGGGACGCCGAACCCACTCGTCGACTTCGGCTTCAACATCAAGGACGCAGAGGGCAACCCGGTCGGCGAGATCGCCTGGTCGGACCTCTTCAACGTCATCCGCGACACGCCCGGTGTGCGGAAGATGGGCGACTCGCGCCTCGACCTGACGCTCAACGGCCTGCCCGCTGACGTGCGCCTCAACGTGCGCGAGTTCCCGGTTCTGCGGACCGTGACGCTCACCAACGGCGACACGGGGGAGCTGCTCTGATGACGATCCTCAACCCCAGCTTCGAGGACGCGGGCGCACTCCCCGGCGAAGCCGAGCACTGGACGCTCTCGGCGGTGACGAGCCTCGAGGAAATCGCCGGCTTCGGCGCCGCGCCCGAAGAGGCGTGGGAGGACTTCGAGCGCTGGTTCGACCTGCTCGACTCCATCGACGACGTCGTCGTGGTGCTCGCGTTCTTCGACAGCGCCCTCAAGGGCTACAAGGAGTTCGAGAGCGGCTGGGCCAACGTCGTCTACCTCTACGACCTCCCGCCCGCGCAGCTCGTCACTGCCACCTTCGACGGACTCGCCGCCGAGGAGTGCGAGACGGGATGGAGCAACGAGCCCTACGCGCGTGAGTGGGCCGACGTGGTCGCCGCGACGGGCGTCTTCGACGGCGAGCCGCGCGAGGACTTCGAGGACCAGTGGCGCAGCAACCAGCTCTACGCCTGGACGTGGGCGGCCGTGACCTCGAGCGCCGCGCTGTTCGACGCGGGCGCGCAGGCCGTCGAGGACTTCAACAACGGCTGGACGAGCATGACGACGCTCTGAGGAGACAACGATGGCCGAAGCAGACTGGACTTACCTCAACGACGGGCTCGACATCGCGACGGTCGACCGGGGCGTGACCGCGGGCATCGCACGCCCACCGGGCGGCGGCAGCTTCCTCTACGCCTTCAACTCGCTCGCAGCCGTCGAGGGCGCGGTGGGCCTCTTCGCCAACCTCGCGAGCTTCGCCCCGATGGCCAAGGGCGGCTCGATTCGAGGCGTCGTGCAGCGCGGTGCGGGCGGCGGGCCCACGGGCTTCTCGCCGTTCCTGTTCCTCTGTTGCCAGGGGAACTCGGTCAACGACAGCGCGTACCTGCTCGGGCTCTCGGACGACGATCCGCACCGCATCGTGCTCCGCAAGGGCGCGGTGACGGTGGGCCTTCCCACGGCGGACGGGCCCGGCGTGCTCCTCAAGTCGGCGGCCTCGTTCGCGCAGGCGACGTGGCTGCATCTGCGGCTCGACGTCATCGTGAACACGAACGACGACGTCGTCCTCAAGGTCTTCCAGAACGACCTCGCGCTGCATGCACTCGGGACGCCGCCCGACTGGCAGCCCGTGTCCGGGATGGTGGAGTTCATCGACGACCACCTCGGCATCAACTCCGGCTCGCAGCCGCTGACGTCGGGGCGCGGCGGCTTCGGCTTCTCCGTGAAGGACGTCACGCGGCGCGCGTACTTCGACCACTTCGAGCTGTTTCGGCAGGTGTGAGCGATGGCGCTGACCGCGTTCACCAGTCGCCTCGGGCGCGGCCAGGGGCGCCTCGCGACGCCGAAGGCGACGGGGGGCGAGTACACGTTCGTCCTCGGCGACGGCGAGCCCGGGCGCCTGTTCGAGCTCGCGCCCGGCGACCACGCCGAGGTCACGCAGCAGACGGACCTCACCGGCGTGATGCTGCTGCGCGCGCTCCTGCGGCTTCGCGTACCCGCGTCGACCCCTCCGGGGCTCGCGTGGGAGGCCAGCATCCTCGTCGATGGCACCAAGCTCGCGGCCATGCGCGCCAATCCCGGCCGTGAGCGCCTCGTCACCGACCTCGCCGCCAACGTCTCGAAGCTGTCGGGATTGCACACCATCGGCGTGCGGCTCGAGCTGGTGACCGCGTGAGGAGCCCGGCATGAGCACCCTCGAGCTCCCTGCGCTCTACGTCGACTCGGTAGCGCTCGTCGTGACGACGCCGAGGCTCGTGCTCGTGAACCGCGATCCGAGCCCCGGTGAGACGGGCGTGCCCATCGACGCGACGATCGCCATCGAGCTGGTCGACACCGGAGCGGACGGCGTCGACCGCGCATCCGCGCACGTGTGGGTCGACGGCGTCCTCGCGTTCGACGGCAGCGCCTTGCCCGAGCTCGCTCCGGCCTTTGCAGGCCCGCTCGCCGGCGTCACACAGACGGCGGACACGCTCCGCGTGGTGCTGCACCCGGTGGTTCCGCTTGCGAGCCTGGCCACGGTCCACGTGCGCGTGCTCGCGCAGACGGTAGGCGGTGCGGCCTCGCTCGACGAGGTGTACTCGTTCGTCGTCGAGGACCGGACCGCGCCGCGCGTCGTCGGCGCGCAGGCGCTCGCACCGAAGACCGTGCGGGTCGCGTTCGACGAGTCGGTGCTGGTCCCGAGCGGGGCGACGTTCATCCTCACGCCCAAAGGCGCGCCGGCCGTCTCAGTCGCGGTCGTCGGTGTGAGCATCGAGGGCAGCGTCGCTATCCTCACACTCGACACCGAGATGACGCCCGACGTGCTCCACGAGGGCGTGGCCGTCGGCGTGACGGATCTCTTCGGCAACGCCGTCCTCGGCCCCTACGACCGAGCGAGCTTCACGGGCTTCCGCCCCGCGCGCCCGCTCACGAGGCGCTTCGACCTGTGGCGCATGCTGCCGAAGCACAACCGGCGCGACGACCACACCGGCGATCTATTCCGGTTCATCGCGTGCTTGCAGGAGGTGACGGACCTCCTGCTCGCCGACGTCGATCGCTGGCCCGACATCTTCGACCTCGAGCGCGCGCCCGAGGCCTTCGTCGACCTCATCCTGCGCGACCTCGGCAACCCGTTCCCGTTCGAGCTCGACGCGATGGGCAAGCGGCGGCTCGCGTCAGTGCTCGTCGAGATGTACCGGCAGAAGGGCACGGCCAAGAGCATCCAGAA